AGGATCAGTTCAGGGAGGCTCATTGCTTGCCTCCGCTATCAGGAGCGGACGACTCGACGCCGCCCGCTCCCTCATCTACCGTGGAAGTCGCAAAACCAGACCACGGAGAAAGACCATGTTTGAGGATAAAGGCATGATGATCACCTGTCCTGAGTGCGAACACGAGATCAGAAAGCCACTCAATGAAATTCTGAGTAATCTGGAAGACCGCAGCAGATGGACTTACGAGTGCGTCTGCCCCAACTGCCGAACGACTATGACCGTCCGTTCGTCGGATGTTGTCGTAGAATCCGAGATACAGGAGGATACGAGAAAGATTGTCGGAAGCTGCACTATCCCTTTGTCCGTCGTCATCACCCGAAAATAGTTCGTGGAACTCTTTCAAAAGTTTCCATGTTTCAGCATCATCAGACTGGAAACAGAAATCGAGATGAAGGGCGCTGTCGGTCGCCAGATATTCAACCGTTAACGTTCCTTTGGAAATGACAGTAGCAGGGGACATCACGCGGCCTCCTGCTTTGGGTTTTCAAAATTCTTCGGGTAGATGTCTGGGCGAAGCTCATGCAGTGAGATACCGCTGACTTCTGAAAACTTGACGCAGTGCCGAGACGGAACACGCTTCCAGCCGTGGAACGTCCGGTAGTTGACGCCAAGAGTTGCGGCTAGTTTCGATAGGCCCCCAGCCTTGTGGGCCGCTGTGCGAATATGGTCAATCATGATTGACGAAGGTAACTATAATTTACCTAATTGTCAACATCGGCGTCAATTGACCATATGGTAAGTGGAGTTTACCTAGCTCTCATGGAGACCATGGGCGAAAGAATTACGAAAGCGCGTAAGGCTGTAGGCAAAACACAGGCCGATATCGCACGTCATTTCGACATCTCCCGCAATGCGGTATCCGCATGGGAATCTGATATCTCTAAGCCAACTGGGGCCAAGATAGGCGAGCTTGCCAAGCTCCTGAACACGACGCCAGATTATCTTTACGGAAGCGAGGATGAGTCGTCCCCGCATTCCGCTGTTTCCACATCTCCATCGCCCCCAGAACTGCCCTACCTTGATATATCTCTGCCGGACAGACAGTCCATGCCGCTTGACATCCCTGTCATGGGAACGGTCATCGGCGGCAATGGCGGAACATTCGTATATGAGGGCGGCGTGGTGGATTATGTCAGGCGTCTTCCAGGAGTTGCTAAGGCAAAAGGCATTTTCGCCTTGCGCGTCGTTGGCGAAAGCATGGTTCCCGCATACAAAGAGGGGGCGCTGATTGTGCTCAATCCTCACCTGCCGCCGCGCATCGGAGATGACATCGTTATAGAATTTGCTCCGAACGAAGCTGGCGAGCATGTGCAGGGCTGTCTAAAGCAACTCGTAAAACGAACTGCCTCAAAGATCATTGTGAGGCAATACAATCCCCCGAAGGAAATTGAATTTGAGACTTCGACAGTGAAGGCCATTTATCGCGTCATGACCTTGGACGAGCTTATGGGAATCTGACGAGGTTGACAGTTCCTCTCGACGGGGGTACTTCATTTACACCACGCGATTCGCGTCTTGGAATGACCCGCCCAGAGTTGGCGGGTTTTTTATTGCCCTTTCCCTTCATGTCGGCGTGGAGCAGTAGTAGCTCGCTTGGCTCATAACCAAGAGGTCGCGGGTGCAATTCCCGCCGCCGCAACCAATAAACCCCGGTAGCTATGCTGCCGGTCCATAGGTGCGCCAGCCTATGCGTTAGCCCCGCCTGATCGCCTCACCTCCGATCAGGCGGGGCTTCTCATTCATATCTCGTCCAAATATTGCGCCTCGATATTAGCTATCTGCATCGCGGGCGACAGGCTCAGTTCTGGCAACTGAGGGTTATCGAAAGCGATGCCCGATATCAGTTCATCTCCTTGCACTTCGATCTGGCGGTTCTCAAGCGTTTTTGCCAATTCTACGGCCTTCGCCGTGTCATCGCTGCGAATGTAAGCCGTTGCATAAATTGTGACCGGAACAGTGTAGAGAGGCATGATTTCACTCCGTTGCGGGCAGTCGCATGGTGGCCGGTAATTTCGGGTGCGACCATCCGAACCCTTCCTGCTCATACCCGTATTCCGGGACTTCAAGCCTCAGCGTGTCGTGAAGCCAAGCCGAAACAAAGCCTCGGTGGCACCAATCCGCTGGTTTGGCGGGATGCTCGAAGCAAACCAAGACCGGGGTTCGATCACCGGCCAGATTTTTGATGTCCTGAACAACCTTAGCCGGATCGAGTTCGGATAGCTGGATGAAATACCGCGTCCGATATTCTTCCGCCGAAACGGAGTTGAAGTAGGAGCCCGGTGCCAGCGTTCGGAACAGCCGGTAACCGGCAGCCATTCCGCGCGGCTGGCCCCGCGATATTCCGATCTTGATATGATCTTCCGGGTACTTCCCGAACCAATAACCTGTTTTCATTTACTTTTTCTCCTGTGAAATCTGAGGCGTCACGCGGCCTCAAGCACGACGCTGGCTTGTGCAGCGGTGTTGCGCAGTTCCTTTTCCATGATCGAGAGCGACCGGCAGATCGCAGCGATCCTCTCCGCCGCCAGCAAGGCACGGTTCGGGCTGACCCGGCAGGCGACGACACATTCGCCGTCGCGCCAGCCGCTCGCCACCATGCCGATGACGGTTTCGATTTTCTTCTCCATACGGGAGACGGTTTGCAGGTCTTCCTCCGAGGTTTTCGGCGCGGCATCTCCGAAGATGTCAGCCTGGGTCTTTCCTTCAAGGATGGTGTCGACCGCCGTTCGGATGGCTTTATAGCCTGAGAGCTGGCCGCGTGAGATCATCTGCACCAGCTTTCCTTGCTGCGTATGGTCCTTGACGCGGGAAATCTCCGAGGCCGCTTCCTGAGAGAGATTGCCACCCTCATACAGTTTCAGCAGGGTGGGTTCGAGATCGAGCAGCCGCAGCCGTTCTTCGATGCGCCATATCTGGCGTCCGAGCTTGGCGGACAGATCGTCCTTGCTCAAACCGGCGTCGAGGATTTCGCGGAACTTACGAGCCTCGTCGATCGGTCGCACATCGGCGCGCTGATTGTTCTCGATGATCTGCGCAATCGCCACGTCCACCGTGTTCATGTCGTTCACGACTCTGGCGCTGATCTTCTTCTTGCCCAGCTTCCTGTGAGCGCGCCACCGTCGCTCTCCGGCGACTATGACGTACCGTCTGCCGACGGGGCGAACAGTGATCGGCTGTAATAGCCCGTTCTCTTTGATTGACGACGCGAGGTCGTTGAGTTCGGCGTCGTTGAAAATTCGCCGTGGCTGGTCTGGATCTGGATCTATCGAACTTACCGCGATCTCACGGTCTACGAATTTATACTTCATTACTTCTCACCTCTAATAAGTAATGACTTTCATTTATACTATAATTTTACTCTGGAAATGCAACTAAAATAAACAAATACGCTCAGTTTTAAGGACGGGTTATGCAGTTCCACGGCTTCGTCGGCTCGGTTCCGACCGATCTTGTCAAAGTAATCTTTCGGATTTCGGAGCCGCAGAACTGGCGCGAGGTCTTCGTCGCGTGTTCCGGCACGTTCCGCACTGAGCGGTGCCTGCTCGCGGTCCATCCCGGCACCGTCGTCCGCTCGAACGATGTTTCGCTGTTCTCGACCGCAGTTGCGAAGTATGCGCTCGGTCAGGAACTTGACTTCCGGTTCACCGGCCAGCTCGAATTTCTGGAAGGCATCGGACTTGCCGATTACGGCGAGCGGGTCGCGGCGGTGATCGTCGCCACCAGTATGGGCGGCTTCGCCACCGGCAAGCCGAACGCCTATAAAAAGGCGCATCTCGACCACTACCAGCGCAGGTTTCTCGACTACGTGAAGGCGACACGGGCGAAGCTCGATACCGTCCGCGATGAACTGCCGATCGCCTCGTATTTCGGCGGCGACTGGATCGATCACATCGAAGAGGCCATCAGTCGCGGAGCCGGCGTCATCGGCTATCCTCCGACGTTCAAGGGCGGGTATGAAAAGCTATTCGCCTTCGTCAACAACAACGTCGAATGGGAATCACCGAACTATCGCATGTTCGACCCAAAGGACTTGCCCTCGGTTCTGGACCGGCTCGACGAGGGCGGCGTTCCGTATTTCATCTACGCCGATCAGGAGATCGAAGGCCGCAAGCCCGTCGTTGAGTTCAAGCCGAAAGGCAAGCGCACGGTCTACGGCTTCGCAAGGACGGAACGCTCTGGCTATCTCGGCAGCTCGACCGGCTACAAACCATTTCATTACAAGCCGCTCGACATCGCCAAGCTTACCGACAAGACGGTATGCACGATCGTGCCGTCGGGCGTGTCGCAGCTTAATTTTCTCCGCCTCGCCTATCTCAAGAAGAGCATCCTCTTCTCGCAGGGCGATGCGCATCTGCTCGTCTATCTCGACGACATGCTGGCGGGTGGCATCGTCTACCGGCTCGGTCGCCACGCCTTTGCGCCGCTCGAAGTGCTCTCCGACTTCTCCACGACGCGCGAAGGCCGCGTTGCCAAGCTGATTGCACGGCTGGCGACGACGCGGGCGGCGGTCTCGATCATGGAAAAGCGGATGATCGAGCGCTTCAACAAGCTCACGACGCAGGCGTTCTCCGACCACCCGGTCGCCATGAAATACCGAGGATCATGGGAACTGGCGAAGCGCATCGAAGATGATCGCCAAGGCGCGAAGTTCGTTTTGACCTATGAATCCGAGGTGAGGGATGAAAGCCCAGAAGAAAGCTACGCCCACTGGTGGAAGCGAGACGGCGCAAAGCAAGTGGAACAAGCTCGAAACCGAGATCAGGAAGGTCGACCCGACAACGCTCGTGCGGCGTGAGGTCAACGCCCGGTTCATGGAGCCAAACCAGTTTGCTCGACTGGTCGAGAACTTCAAAACCGATGGCAAGATGACCGGCACCGTCACGACCTGCTGGTTGACTGACGGTGCCGGCGGCAAGATGGAGATCCTGTCCGGCCATCATCGCACCGAGGCCGCGATTGCTGCTGGCTTCCCTGAGATCGAAGTCGTTCACATCACCACGCCGCTGGATGAAGAGCGGAAGACGGCAATCCAGCTTTCGCACAACTCGATCAGCGGTCAAGACAACCCGGCCATTCTCGCCACGCTGTATGAGAACCTGGACCTCGACGCCAAGAAGTTCTCCGGCCTGACCGACGACATTCTGGCCGACCTCGGCAAGATCAGCGTTTCAGCGCTCGCTGCTGCGAACATCCAGTACGAGGAACTGAAATTCCTCTTCCTGCCCGAAGACCTTGAAGCTCTTGAGCAACGGGTGACAGAGTTCGCTGAACGCAAGGAAAAGCCCACAGCGGCATGGGCGTCCCGATACGAAGATTACGATCGGACATTTGAAGCTCTGGTCAGAACCAAACACGCACTGGAAATCGTCAACTCTGCCCTGACACTGAGAGCGATAGTCGAACTCGCACATGAACGACTGGACCAGATCGAAGCAGAGATGACAGAGGAAAGCGCAGAGTGAGAATTGCGGGCGTAGCTCAACGGCAGAGCATCGGTTTCCCAACCGAAGATGGGGGTTCAATTCCTTCCGCCCGCTCCAACGCTTCCCACATTCGCGCGCACGAGGCACGGCATGAGTAAAACCAGCGCGGCGATCAAAGCAATGAAAGATCGTCGGCCTTCGAAAGAACGCATCATCGAAGCATTGCGCGCTCACAACGGTATCGTTGCTTCGGCGGCGCGGTCTCTGAATGTCTATCGCGGTACGCTCTACGAGTGGATGAATGCGGATGAAAGCGGCGACATTGCAGCGGCGCTGAAAGACATCCGCGAGACGACGACCGACGTTGCCGTAGGAAAGCTGCTCGAAAACATCATCAAGGGCAAGAGTGAGGACATCAGGTTCTATCTGCGCTGCTTCGGTAAGGACCGTGGCTATGTCGAAACCGAGAAGGTCGAGGTCTCGCACTCAGGCGTCATCGCCAATATCAACATTGAGACGACCGATCCGAACGAGGCGGCGAAGGTCTATCAGGACATGATCGCCGGGAAGCTGTGACATTCGATTTCCAACACCCCAATTACGTCGCCGTTTTTCAGGAACGGGCGCGCCGTTTGGCGTGGATCAGGAAGAACCCGCACAAACTGCCGGCGCTGAGGGCATACTACCGGGAAAACCCGGCGGCGTTCATTTCTGACTGGGGTATGACCGAAGATCCACGCAACGCGGATATCGGTCTTCCGACGGTCATTCCGTTCATCCTCTTTCCGAGGCAGGCGGAATGGATATCGTGGGTCATGGAGCGCTGGCAGAGCCGCGAACCGGGGCTGACGGAAAAAACCCGCGATATGGGCATGTCGTGGCTGTCGGTTGCTCTGGCCTGTACGCTTTGCCTGTTTCGCGACGGCCTGAACATCGGCTTCGTATCGCGCAAAGAGGAATATGTAGACAAGATCGGCTTTCCGCGCTGCCTGTTCTACAAGGCCCGCGCCTTCATGCGCCTTCTGCCGGAAGAGTTTCGCGGCGGTTGGGTCGAGAAGGTTCACGCGCCGCACATGCGTATCAGCTTTCCGGCCACCGGCTCTACGATGACCGGGGAATCGGGCGACGGCATCGGGCGCGGTGATCGTGCATCGCTGTACTTCGTCGACGAGTCGGCGTTTTTGGAACGTCCTCAGCTCGTTGAAGCCTCGCTGTCGGCCACCACAAACTGCCGTATCGACATCTCGTCGGTGAACGGCATGAACAATCCGTTCGCTCAGAAGCGGCACAGCGGCAAGATCGAGGTCTTCACCTTTCACTGGCGCGAAGACCCGCGCAAGGATGAGGCATGGTATGCCCTGCAGAAAGAACGGCTCGATCCGGTTACGCTGGCGCAGGAAATCGACATCAACTACTCGGCTTCGGTCGAGGGGGTTCTGATCCCGTCGGAATGGGTACAGTCGGCAATCGACGCGCACCTCAAGCTGAACATCCCGATCACGGGTGATCGGCGCGGGGCGCTGGATGTGGCCGACGAAGGTCACGACCTGAACGCCATGACCATTCGGCGCGGCATCTTGGTCGAACATTGCGAGGCGTGGAGCGGCAAAGGCTCGGACATCTTCGGCACTGTGCAGCGGGCGTTCTCGATATGTGACGACTATGCCGTTGACGCTTTCGACTTCGACAGTGACGGCCTCGGGGCCGGTGTCCGTGGCGATGCCCGCGTCATCAGCGAGCAGCGCGACCGGGACAAGCTGAGCAGGATCACCGTCGAGCCGTTCCGTGGCTCTGGCGCTGTGCAGCATCCGACGATGCCGATTCCCTTGGCCGTTCCGACGATCGGAAGCAGGCATGAACGCACCAATGCAGACTTCTTCGCCAA